TCCATCCTGGCCAGTTCACTGTGTTGGCGTCTGAATCTGATGACATCATTGAAAGATCAATTGAAGAATTTGAATATCATGTCAACATGGCTCGTTGGATGGGTTATGGCAAAACATTCCAAGACTTTAAAATCAATGTGCATATATCCGGACGCAAAGGACCCCAAGGTATTATCGATGTGTTGCCAAGACTAAGTCCAGAAGCAAGAAACACCATTACCATTGAGAATGAAGAAATGAAGTGGGGGTTGAATGACATACTTGAATTAGAAAAACATGTGGCATTGGTGTTTGACATTCATCATCACTGGGTCAACACAGGCGAATGGATTACAGTTGATGATGATCGAATCAAACGTATCATTGACTCCTGGCGTGGAGTCCGCCCTGCTATGCATTATTCCCAACCGCGTGAAGCATTACACAACAAAGTAGATTCACATAAACTGTTGGATAGAGAACTACTGTTTGAACAAGGCGAAAATCGTGCAACCATTAGAGCACATTCTGATTATTATTGGCACAAGCCAACCAATCAATGGCTAAAACCATTTGGCAAATACTTTGACATCCAATGCGAAAGTAAAGCAAAAAACTTGGCATCTTCACTGCTTGCCGCTGAATATGAACTGATATCAATTGGATCACCTGTGTGGTGATTGACAGATTGTAAAAAATAAGTATAATACACTATATAGGAGACCAAACTTATGAAAATATTAAAATGGATATTTGGTGATACTAGCGGACCAACTGCATCTGCGGCTGTGACCACAAAGTCAACGACGACACCAAAGAAAACAAAAAAGATGACTGCAAAAAAGTCGCCAAAGAAAACAACCAAAAAGACCACTGTTAAAAAAGGCCGTGGTAGACCAAAGAAAAAATAATGAAATTAGATCAAGTAGCAGATGACGTAAATGTCAATGGTGGCAAATTTACACTGATTGATTTGCCTTATGATAGAAAAGATCTAGAACCTGTTATCAGCAGAGACACACTTGATCTACATTATGGAAAACATCATCAAACTTATGTAGACAAACTAAACGATTTGATCAAAGGCACTGAATATGAAGACAAAAGCCTCAAACAAATTATTGTGGAATCACGTGATGCAGACGCAGGCATATTCAATAATGCTGGACAAAACTACAACCACATTATTTACTGGCAGTCAATGACCGACAACTATGAAGAACCAAGTGAAACATTGTTGAAAAAAATAGAAAAAGATTTTGATTCCTTGGATGCATTTAAAGATGCTTTTGTTGATGCAGGCATAAAACAATTTGGATCAGGATGGGTTTTCCTTGTATTAGAAAATGGTGATATGAAGTTTAAAACATATTCTAATGCAGACAATCCAGTAGGCGAAGACGTTGATGTATTGGCCGCATTTGACGTGTGGGAACATTCTTACTATCTTGATTATAAGAACGATAGAAAAGCTCATCTTACAAGAGTGATCAACGAACTAGTAAATTACAAATTTATAGAATCAAGACTGATTGAGGCATAATGTTAGATGTTTGTGCAAATAGAACAAACACCAAATCCAGCAACCCTAAAATTTATACCTGGCGTCACAGTGATGAGTCATGGTACTCAATTTTATCAAGATGAAAGTAGCACTGGAAATTCAATATTAGCCGAACAACTTTTTAGAATTAAAGGAGTTGAAAGTGTATTTTACGGTGCAGACTTCATTACAATTAGTAAAAATCCATCTGCTGAATGGCACTTGTTAAAGCCAGCCATCATGGGTGCTATAATCACACAATTCGTCTCTGATCGACCATTAATACAAGAACCACAATTCAAAAAAACTTATGTTGACAACAAGCATGAAGTCAAAGACAGTGACAGTGACACAGTAAAAAAAATTAAAGAAATACTTGATGTAAAAATACGTCCTGCGGTGGCCATGGATGGTGGAGACATTATATTTGAATCATACCAAGATGGATGGATTGTGTTAGAAATGCAAGGCGCTTGTCAAGGATGTCCAAGTTCCACAGCCACACTAAAGTCTGGAATAGAAAACATGATGAAACATTATATTCCAGAAGTACGGGGCGTCAGGGCAACTGAATGATCGATCGCGAACATTTTGAAAAAACATTTCCATACATTATACATGAATTAAGATCAGTTTATGATCCGGAAATTCCAATCGATGTATTTGAGCTTGGACTAATTTATGACATTATTGTACAGGAAGACAACTCAGTTGATGTCACAATGACTCTTACAGCACCTAATTGTCCAGTGGCAGGCGAGTTGCCTCAGTGGATACAAGAAGCAGTAGAAAAAGCCGGACACGACAAAGTGCGAATAGAATTAACATTTGATCCACCATGGACGCCTGAAATGGTCAGTGATGATGGTCGCCTGTATTTAGGCATGTAAATATACATATGATAGAAGTAACTGTTCCAGCCATTGCAAAAATGAAGGAAGTTTGCGACTCCAATGCAAAACCTTACATACGGTTTGGCGTGAAAGGTGGCGGTTGTGCAGGATTCAACTATCAATTGGATGTAACAGACGAAAAGAAACAAAGAGACAGTGAACTTACATTTGGAGATGTCAAAGTATTGGTGGACGAACGATGTGAAATGTTCATACTAGGCACACGCATAGACTACAAACAAGAAATTTTTGGGTCATATTTCACATATGATAATCCCAATGCCTCATCTGCTTGTGGTTGTGGCACAAGTTTTGCAGTCAAATAAATACAAATAGAACATGTCAAAACAAAGAATCAACGTAGGATCAGGAATCAACACAGGTACTGGTGAAACATTGCGTTCCGCAATGGAAAAATGCAACAACAACTTTGACGAATTGTATGATTTAATTGGCCAAGATTCCACAGGCAAATCCATTGACATTTCAGGAAACACCATTTCGTCCACATTCACAAACACTGACATCAACATATCACCCAACGGCACAGGCGACACAGTGATTGATTCTGATCTGGTTGTAAACACAATTAAATCTGATGATTCAACAGAGGTCACTGTAAGCGATGGATTGAACGTAGATGGCACTGTGACTGCAACAGCATTTGTTGGTGATGGTTCAGGCATCACTGGAATTTCTGCATCTACAGGAAATATTGTTTTTGCTGAATCAACCATTACTTCATCTGACTCTACACAAATTAATATCAACGAAAATTTAAATGTTGATGGAAACATAATACTAGGTGATAGTGACCAAATACAACTTGGCGCCAGCGGCGATCTAAAAGTGTTTCACAATGGCAGTCATTCAATTGTAAGAGAAACAGGCACAGGAAATCTTTTCCTTCAAAGTGATAACAATGTCATACTTTCCAAGGACACTGGCACAGAAACTATGGTGAAGGGCATTGCCGATGGAGCAGTTGAACTTTATCACGACAACACTAAAACTTTTGAAACTACAGCGACTGGTGTAATTGTTGGAGCGGCAGACACTAACGCAGAGATTACAACACAGGGCACAGGTGATCTAACACTGAGCACCAACAGTGGAACCAACTCAGGCACCATTGTGATTGCAGATGGAGCTAATGCAAACATCACAATAGAGAATGATGGCACAGGCGACATTTTATTGAAATGCGGTGGACAGGTGGGTATAGGATCAGTAGGTTCACCTGATACTTCCCTGCACATAAAAACTGCCGCGGCAAAAGTAACACTACAAAGAACAGCAGACGCAAACACACCTGGGATTAGTTTCCAACAATCAGGCGGCAATGTAAGAGCAGAAATAATGATGGATGGCACATCAGGCACATCAAATACATTGTTCTTTAAAACACATGATGGAGCATCTCTATCAGAAAGATTTAGAGTAATACACACTGGAGTAAGCGTGACAGGAAATATGGATGTTTCAGGGTCAACAGTGTTTACACCACAAGATGATTTGGCCACATCAACCACTGCTTTATCACTTAATAAAACCATACATTCACTAGCTGGTGGCGAAAGCGACTACACATTGGCTGCTGGCACAGAAGGACAAATCATGCACTTTGTGGTAGCAGGCGGAACTTCAACTGCAAACGAAATCGCACTTACTGAAATCACAATATCACAAGTGAGAAATCCAAGAGATGGTGATGTATTATCTACCTATGTTTGGCGTCCATTCATAGCAGGCACAACTGAGCTAGGCGATTCCACCATACCACAGAGAACAATGGCTAGTTGTATTTTTGCCAATGGTGCTTGGAACTTAGACTTCTTTACTCAAGCCTAATCTATAGTTTAATTTCCGTAGAACTTGCATCAAGATTGTAAATCTTACGCATTTCAACTCCAACATTCTGGGCGTATCTGTGTACATCACACGATGCACACACATGGTGAAAATTATTAGAAGCACGTGAAGGTGTCACTTTGCTTTTGTCTCTCAAGAATTCTTTACTGCATGAGTCACACTTAAAATGATACACACTTCTTCTTCTTTTGAAATTATGCACATTGCCTAGTTTGCTTTTGCGTTGATGCAGATGTATTTCTGTGGTTTCTTTAATGAACATTTACTTTAGGTTTGTAGAAATATTTAGTAAATACACTTACCAGAGGAGACTTACTAATGAGCCAACAAACAATTAACATAGGATCAGCAGCCAATGACGGCACAGGTGATCCGCTAAGAACAGCATTTGATAAAATCAATGACAATTTCAATGAAGTATATGACAAACTAGGCGGAAGCAGTTTATCAAACATCACTCTCACAGGATCAACAATCACAAACACGATCACAAATGGGGATTTAACAATTGACGCAAACGGAACAGGCAAAGTTGTGATCGAAGGCGACTTAATTGTAAACGGAACAAACACACAAATAGAAACAACCCAACTCACTGTAGAAGATAACTTCTTAGAACTTAACAGCAACAACTCCTCTGGTGCAGATATTGATGCTGGATTTTATGTAAACAGAGGTTCAGCAGATGCAGCTTATTTTTATTGGGATGAAGGCACAGACAAGTTCAGAGCTGGCACAGCAGGTGCATCAGATTCATCAGCAGTATCACTCAATGCCACAGCAACCATTGTGGCAAACTTTGAAGGAGACTCACTGTTGATCAATACTGTTGCTTCAACTGATTCTTCAGTTGTGACATTCAGCGAAGGCATATTGTGTGAAGGCACACTGTCTGCTAAAACAATAGATACAAACACAATATCATCAAATGATTCAACTGCCATACAAATCAATGATGCAGTAAATGTTTCTGGTGCTGTAACAATAGGTGGAACTTTGAGTGTGCAAGAAATAGTTGGAGAAGATTCTGTCAGTGTGCAGATACCAGCTTTAGACACAGATATCATATCATCCACAGCATCAGCAGGCATACAAATCACAGAAGCACTTAATGTGTCAGGCACACTTTCTGCAGATACTATTGATACAAATACAATATCTTCAGAAGATTCAACTGGTGTTGTGATCAATGACAACCTAAGAATAAGTGGAAACATCAGTGCCGCTGATTCAACAGACCTTGAAGTTCAAGACAACATGGGAGTCAATGGCGACTTGCGTGTTGCTGGTGAACTTGATGTGACAGGAGCTTCGGTATACAATGTTACAGACAACCTAGGAACATCAGCCACAGCATTGTCACTTACAACAACTATTCATTCGTTGGCTGGTGCTGAAACTGATTATACGTTGGCAGCTGGCTCAGAAGGTCAAATCATGCATTTTGTGATAGCTGGTGGTGACTCAACAGCAGCTGGTGTAGCGGCGACAACTGTTACTATTTCGCAGGTGAGAGATCCAAGAGATGGTGATGTTCTGGCAACATATGCATGGCAACCATTTATAAATGGTACATCAGAAACTGGTGACTCAACTGTAGGTAAAAGAACACTTGCAACTTGTGTATTTGCCAATGGTGCATGGAACTTAGACTCATACTTAAACGTATAATAAATTAACCTAAAACATTATAAATCAGGCACAGTAGTAAATACTGTGTCTGATAGAACTCACAACATAGTGAGACTTATGCGGTAATATCCTCCGCGTAGTGGCTAGAACCCACGTTGGACTAAACAAAAGGAGACTAAAAATGGGAAGACCAATCAATCCAAGCAAAATAGGATCAGGCTCAGGCAAGATCCAAGTTACCAACTATAGATTAACAGGAGAATTAGAAGCAGGAGCTGAAGAAGGCTTAGGTGCATTCATTGTATCACAAAGATCAACAAGAAAGTTCAAAGTCTCTGCAACAAAACCTTCTGATTCATCAACAGTGCAAGAAGTTTTAACACTTGTAAACAAAGCTGCTGGCGCTTTAGGCGAAGGTGAATTTAGAATCTCTGCAATTAATCCATTATCAGGTGACTCATCCACAGACAATGTATCAAAACTATGCAACAGAACAGTTACAGTAGGTGGCATTGGTGCGGATGCATCTTCAGGCACTGACAAGTTTAAGGTGTCTATTGCTGATGGCAACAACACACAGGGCGGAGCTGCTATAGGCGACGAAGACTTTGATGCCACATCAGTTGCGGCACTTGGTATCGCAAACATAGACTCACAGTAATCTATCAATTAACGGTGGGTGTATTCACACCCACTGTATTCTATAAATATGTAAAATGGCAATCAAATGGCAAACTCCTTCTGGCATCATAGAGACAATCGAAGAGCGAATATTGTATGAAAAACAGTTGGTTGCCACAGGCGACGGTACTCTTACATTCACTTTACATGCAGGTGAATTGCCCAGTGGACTGAATTTGACCAAAACAGGAAAGATTACAGGATTTGCCAACGAAGTTTCATTTCGCACAGAAAAAACTTTTGTGGTTCGTGCCACTGATGGCACTATTGTTGCTGATAGAACATTCACATTGTTTGTTGAAGGATCTGATGCTCCAACTTGGGTCACTGCTGCCGGCACCCTAGACACTGTGTACGACGGACAGTATGTTGACATTCAGTTAGCAGTGACTGATATAGACACTGATGACTCCACTGCAATAAGCTATGAAATAGTTGCTGGCAATCTACCAAGCAGTTTATCGCTATCATCTTCAGGCAGAATTACAGGTGTAATTAGTGCTATTCCTGAAGATGCATTTGATTCAGCACAGATTGGCTTCGACGTTGATGCTTTTGATTACTCACAGCCTTTTGATCTGACACTAACAGTAGGATCAATTGATAGGCTATGGGAATTTACTGTGAGAGCCACAGACGGCATAACATTTGCTGACAGAAAATTTGCTCTTGATGTGAGAGGTACTTCCAGATTCAGTGCAGACACAATTGAAATCAGTGCTGACACAACCAGTTTCGAAGCTGATCTATCTGATAGAAGAGGATTATATTTCACACAATCAGGAATCATTGCAACCATAGTTGCTAGCAATTATCATATTGTAAAACTTACTGTGATTGATCCAGACAAAGAACTTGGTACAGATGGTGACACGACAATAAGTTATCAAATTGTTTCTGGATCATTGCCGCCAAGCATGAGCATCGATTCAGAAACAGGAACCATCTCTGGCATAGTTGGAAACAGTTTGGTTAGTTTCACAGATTATACATTTACTGTAAGAGCAACCAAAACCAGCACTATTTTTGCTGAAGTTTTTACTGATCAATCGCTCACAATCAGAGTGACAGGTAAAGCATTTGAAACTCTTACCTGGACCAAACCAGAAAAGGAATTGGTAATATAATGGCAATATATGATCTTGGTACAATCACAACCGGAAGGGTAAGTCTTTTCAAGGTTGAAGCCACAACCACACTAACGGACACTGTGCTGAGCTATTCATACAAAAACGGCAAACTACCTCCTGGATTATCGCTTGACCCTTCGGGAGAAATACAAGGCACATGTCAAGACAACATTTTCCAATTGGACAACGGCCAAACAACATTCGATAGTGGAAATTTTTCAATTGACAAAACATTTGTCTTCACTGTCACAGCGACCGGACAATTTGGAAATGTAACAGGAGATCAACAATATTCAATTGATGTTGTCAAAGAGTCCCAAGAAAAATTAGCCAACATATACGGAAAAATTAGACCAGACAATGCAAGCCTAGATGAATGGCAAGACTTGGTGTTGAATCCAAACATCTTCACAAACGCAACCTTGTATAGACCCAGTGATGAAAACTTTAGCACTACTATACCTGCCTTTTTGTTTTTATCTGGTGTCAGTTTAAAACTTTCTAAAACTATTATTGACCTTATGAAGTACAACCATTTTGATTTTAAACTGCGTGTTGGTGATTTTGAATTGGCTGTGGCAAAAGATACCGCTGGCAAGGTAATATATGAAATTGTGTATTGTGTCCTAACTGATCCAAACCAAGGCGCTAATGACAACTTTACACTGTCACAAGCAAATTTAAATGCCTTAACTGTACAGGTTAGAGCTGATTCACTTAAAATTATTGCTGACGAATCGTTTGCAATCCCTGACACAACTCAAGACAAAATATTTTCCAATGACATTGTAAACATGCAAAATGAACTCAAAGATGGATTGACCATTAACAACTTTGATTATTTGCCAGTTTGGATGAAGACTCCTGCCAGTCCTGTGAGAGGTTGGAGATTGGCACTACCAATAAGATATCTTAAACCAGGTGAAGGCGAACAAGCACTATATAGGCTAAAAAATGAAATAACATATGACCCTAAAAAATTAGATATTTCTATTGATCGTTGGGTGATGGACAATAACATAGGCACAACATTTGACACTGTGTCTGATGTAACCTATACTGGTGATGGATCCTCCACAGTGTTTGCCAACGCATACAATGTAACTGCTAAAAATCATTTGCTTGTAACTATTGATGGCCTAGGAACAACTGCATATTCACTAAATGCAAGTGCCACTAACCCACAAATTACGTTTGATAGTGCACCTGCAAATGGCACTGCAATTGTAATTAAAGTTAAGAAGACTACTTTCGGAAATCTAGTGGTAACCACATTTGATTCCTCTGCAACAGAGACCACATTTGACGATAATGGCACAAGATTTATTGGTGAGCAAGTTACATTCGACATCAAATCAAATACTCAACAGCAGTTGTACTTCCCTAAATCTGCAAACACAGACAGAATTACGCATGTGTCAAAACATAGAGAATTAGTGAGAACTGTGTAATAAATAGTACAACATGGCAAGTTCAATCGTAACAACAGGAATTGATGGAAATTATCCCGTAGCAGGACAAGACAACGATTCACAAGGTTTTAGAGATAATTTCTCTCAAATCAAAACTCAGTTGGGCACAGCTGCAACTGAGATCACAGCTATTCAAGCTAACAGAGCAACCACAGATGCAACCACTGACTTCAATGGTCATGATGTAAAAAGAGCAAATCTTCAAGATTGGGGACAAAAAATTGTTGCAAAAGGATCTGTATCAGGTTCTGTGTCATGTGATTTTGAAGATGGCAATGTTGTAACACTGACAACATCTGGCAACACCACCCTAACATTTACAAATTTTCCACTAGAAGACGATGGCACAACAAACACTTATGCCACAATGAAAATTTTAGTAACCAAAGGCACATCAACAGATACCATTACACTCTCAGGAGTATCATTGCCGGTGTCTACAGAAAGTCCAGATTCTTCCACACTTGGACAACAAGAAATGTTTCCTCCAAGAAAAGGCGTGTTTGTGTTTGAAGTATTTTCAGTTGATGGTGGCACAACCAAATTTGCATCTCAAGTGCTTGAATATCCAACAGACGGATAATAGATGTTTCATCCTACCTTAGACCCTAAAGGGCTGTCTGATTCTGAGTTGGAATCTAAAATAAAAGATGTTACACTAAAAATAAATCAAGCATCAAGAATGAACAATAAAAATTTTTATGATCAACTACTAGCAATTAATAATTCACTGCAACTTGAAATGGAAACAAGAAAAATGCAAAAACAAAAAGATGCTGGTGACGATGATCAATTCGACAATCTCATAAATGTTAAATGATGACGGTTTAATCTGGAAAAGCAGATTTACCAACACACTATTTCTCAATCTTAAACTTTGGCCCAATGACACAGAAATAAGTTTACACATGACTCCAATGACCGATGAACCTCAACAACAACACACTGCATTTGAAAAATACAAATATGTTGTTGCTAAATTCATGCAAGATTCTATTTTCATTGAACATCAAAAAGAACAGTTTACAGCATTCGAAAATTTAAAAAACGAAGTTATTGATTATTTTTCAAAACCAGTTGACCAAGTGGTTGGGGTGTGTTTGCTGGCCAAACTCAACACCATTGCAGGAGAATACCTGCAGGTTTCAGCCATTGAGATTGATTCCTATCAAGGAGAAAATTTAAAATTTGTGATCACACAAGATTCTCCTGAATACACACTGCTGACAGAAAGTGGTATTGCAAATCCATGGTGGTTTGAAAAGTCTCCAAGGTTCTCCAACTTTAGCAAACACTCATTGACATGGGACGATCTTGGCTTTAAAATAAACAGTGTGCATGACAGATTCAAAATCATCAAAGGTGGCGTATGAATACTAATGAGTATGGACAGGTGTCCTTTGACACAGATGAAATATTATCCATGCTATATGCTGGACAAACCATCACTGACTGCAAACTTTTAGATCAACGTGAACAACAACTGCACAACACACATCACACATTGTTTGAAATTGAACCACTTAATCAGTGGCAAGCACCAACACAATCAGCTGAAGACTATCACCACACACAATCCAAACAATGGCAGATGCCAGATCAGTACAAAACACTGGATATAGAAAAAATACTGTCTGAAAAACTTACACAAAAAGGTTTGATCAGTGATGCATATGTTGCCAGACTGGCAGAAGAAATGACAGAATTTAAAACAAGGAACATGTCAAACACATTGAGATTCCTGTGTTACTTGATGGACACTTGCAAGTCTCAGGACATTGTTACTGGCATAGGTCGAGGCTCATCTGTGAGCAGTCTTGTGCTTCATTTGTTGGATGTGCATCATATAGACCCTATTAAATACAATTTGGACTACAAGGAATTTTTAAGATAAGGAGAATAGCATGCCAAGAAAAATGCCAAGCAAAAAAGTACACTACTCCATGCAGGGAAAAGCCATTGACTTTGAAGCAATGAGAACCAAGCATGAAAAAACTGTTGCTGTTGGAAACGCAGGAACAAATGCCAGAGGCGATCAATTAGGTAAAGGCGGACAAATTGTCAAAAAACGTGACGAGAAGTCTTGACAAACACAGTGTTCATTATTACAATATTAAAAAAACAATAAGGAGAACACATGCCTACTAGAGTACAAGGAAAAATTAAACCACTTAAAAATAGAGTGTTGGTTTCAAACATGCATTTTGGTATGATGAAAACTAAAAGTGGAGTGATACTTCCTGATGATGACGGCACAGCGGCAGGAACAAAACCAAGATGGGCAAAAGTTTACGCAGTTGGTCCTGAACAACAGGATGTTGAGATAGGACAATGGGCACTGATTGCCCATGGACGTTGGACCAGAGGCATCATCCTTGAAGAAAACGATCAAGACATGGATGTAAGAATGGTTGATGAAAACGATATTCTCTTAATTACTGATGAAGAACCAGACATCAATACAACCACTGCTCCTTACAAAGCATAATTTCATAGACACAATTGAATAATTTTGTTATACTAAAAGTATGAATACACTTTGGGTAGAAAAACATCGTCCTGATACACTGCAAGGATATGTGTTCCGTGATGAGGCACAAAAGAAACAAGTAGAACAATGGGTGAGTGCAAAATCCATTCCGCACTTGCTGTTTTCAGGTGCTCCAGGTGTTGGCAAAACAACATTGGCAAAAATACTGTTAAATTTATTAGAAGTTGAAGGCACAGACATACTTGAAATAAATGCATCCAGAGAAAACTCTGTGGACGTTATTCGTGACAAGATAACAAACTTTGTGCAAACCATGCCATTTGGTGAGTTCAAAGTGGTGCTGTTGGATGAAGCAGATTACATTTCACCCAATGGTCAAGCGGCACTGCGTGGTGTGATGGAGATGTATCATCAATCAGCAAGATTCATACTGACTTGCAACTATCCCAACAGAGTGATTCCTGCACTGCATTCTCGTTGCCAAGGGTTCCACATTGAAAAGATAGACAAAACAGAGTTCACTGCTCGTGCGGCAGAAATACTGGTTGAAGAAGGCATTGAATTTGAATTGGACACACTAGACACATACGTCAAAGCCACATATCCAGATCTAAGAAAATGCATCAACACACTGCAAATGAATTCAGCAGATGGTCAACTACAAACACCCAACACAGCAGATGTTGGAGAACAAGACTATCGTGTGGAAATGGTTGAACTGTTCAAAGCAGGCAAGATCACAGAAGCAAGAAAACTGCTGTGTTCACAGGCACGTCCAGAAGAAATGGAAGACATCTATCGTTGGATGTATGACAACATTGAAATATTTGGCGACACAGAAGATCAACAGGATGAGGCCACACTTGTGATCAAACAAGGCATAGTGGATCATTCATTTGTGGCAGAAGCAGAAATAAATCTAAGTGCCACACTGATCAAACTTGCAAGAATTAAAAATGGCTAAAACAAAATATCTTATTTGTAATTACATCATGGTGCCCAAAAATCCTTCCATTACATCAGTGCCTAACTGGCAAAAAGATCCTAACAATGTGCAGTATGACGAACAGGTGTTCTTTGATTCAAAAATAAGAACCAAAGATGAAAGTGCTTCTGTGATTCTCAACATGGAAACCAAGACCATTGAAAAGAATAGACTAGACGAAAAATTGACCTATGATCAACTGCATGACTATTTTTATAAGGCTTACAAGCAATACATGGATCCAGTGCTCAAAGCACTTGATCAAACTTCCTCATAAATTCTAAGTGCTTCTGTTACTGCTTTGTGACGCACAATGTCTTCACCCATCAACTGTACATTTGTAATGTGCTTTGAATGGCTGCGCCATAGTTTGTGCAGGAAGTCTGCCATGCCATTGTTCTTGCCACGATCAGTTTGATCTAGATCACCTGTAATCACAAGTTTAGATCCTTCACCAATTCTTGTTAGCAACATTTTAAATTGATTCACTGTGGTGTTCTGCATTTCATCTGCGATGATATATGCATTTTCAAATGTTCTTCCACGCATGAAAGCCAATGGTGCTATCTCAATCTGTTCTTCACGAATCATTCTGTTGACTCTGTTGATGGTGTAGTTTTTATGGAATATGTCAACCAACGGTCTAGTCCAAGGTTCCATTTTGCGTTGCAGTGAACCTGGTAAAAAACCAATTTCTTCATCAGCACCCACCACAGGTCTGGTTATAACTATCTTCTCTATCTTTTGTAGTTTCATTAGATCGATGCCGTTTTGGGTGGCTAAAAGCGTTTTTCCGCACCCTGCAGGGCCATGAGCGATAACAATTGACTTTTTATCGTCCTGTAGCATTTTCCAGTACTTGTGCTGATTTGCTGATCTAGGTCTTACTTCATGTCTTGAGAAATCGTCACGAAGGTCGTCAAAGGATAAGACAGTTTTGTGTTTCATTATGTTCTCCGATTGTATGTGTCTATGCGAATGCATATAAAAATATTTAGGTGTTTAAGAACATACTAATATATGCACATAATATCTTTGCATGGGCATCTGTGATACACTATAAATACAACACTATGATTGATACTCTTGATATAATTCGCAACATTAAGAAAATTTACGCCTCAGATGCTGTTGTCAAAACGATAGTTAATATGGAAAAGGTAATGGACGATGTAAACATGTATGCATACAAAAATTGGTCACTGGGCGAACTAGTGGATGGGCCGCATGTTACAAAATATGATACCACAGCAACATTCATGTGGGAACAAACTGCAATGCCAGATCCTGATGCAGGCAAACGTATTTTAAACATTGGAGGCAAGGTGCACTACAAACGTGACATCAAAATGACTCCAAGACGAATTGAATCCTATTCTGATTATAGACCAGGCACAAGAAAAGCCAAATTGGATGAGATTCCTGTATGGCTTGTGAAAATTACACTGCCAAATCAAATCATTGAAGACTTCAATGCTGAAACACAAGTAACTAAAACAGTGTCAGGTGTTGCTGTTGATCAGTCACCACAGGACGCGGCAGAACTATGAGATCAATTAAAAATTTAGAAATGCAAAATCACATCAGTGAATTGATCACCATTGACAACTTTCAAGCCAAACTAGGTAAGGACGAAGACGTGTCAGTAGTAAAGTTTCAAACAGACAACAAATCTGTGGCAGAAGATCTTGTTAACTTCATTGAAACAGGCTGTGCATTTGTGCTGGATGCAGACAACTCACCTGCTAAAAATCAAGACGGAAGATACAATATCTTTGTTGAACTAGAACGTAATGATGACTTGCCCAACAAGATAATGGAGTTGGTGAGAGACATAGAACAGGTGTCTGGAATGCTACCCTGGAAGTTTACATTTCACAAGCGAGACAATGAATATGCACTAAGTGAAGAAACACTTGCAGTGGTTGTGCCAACATCATCATCTCAGTACAAATTTTTAACTGACGATAACATCGAAGAAGACATCAAATCATTTTTTGAATCATCCACTATTCTACACAAAAGACTCAAAGGCAAACATCTTATTCTCAAAAAAGCATTCACCAATCATGAGATGATAATTGAATCCTTCAACAGAGATGTGCAGGGCACATACAAAATTGACAGAGAGTCCAACGAACAAGCATCATACTTAAATCATTGGCTGGGCGGCGGTTACTCTGTTGTTAAAGTTGATGACTTGTTCAAAATAACTAAAGGCACCAAGTCTATACTTGCAAAACTAAAGGAGTTTTAAAATGGCATCAGAAAATTGGATCAAATCCCTAGAAGCAATACTACATCACGAAGGTGGTTATGTGAATCATCCCAAAGATCCAGGTGGCGAAACCAATCTTGGTGTGACCAAAAGAGTTTATGAAGACTTTGGCGGCACAAAAAATATGAAAGATCTCACCCGTGAAGATGTTGAACCAATCTACAAAAAGAACTATTGGGACAGAGTCAAGGGCGATCAACTGCCAGCAGGCTTAGATCTGTGTGTGTTTGACTTTGGTGTCAACGCAGGCACAGGCAGAGCTGCCAAATATCTGCAAACACTGATTGGCACAGTGGCTGATGGCGGCATTGGACCCAACACACTCAAAGCACTTGATTCTTATATTCAAACAAATGGTGTGGAAAACACCATCAAAAATTATCAAGCAGACAGACAAAAGTTTTACGAAGGTCTAGACACATTTGCAACATTTGGTAGAGGATGGACTCGCAGAGTTGATGAAACTACTCAAATGGCTGTGGCAATGTCAAAGTAATGTTTTCAACACTTAAACTTGTGATGGTAGGCATCTTGGTCAGTTCGCTGGCAGGCGCAGGCTTGTATGTAATGAAACTGCGTTCAGACAATGCCATACTCAAAGCCAATCAAATTAAATTGGAAGAAGCAGTTGCATCACAACAGGAAGTGATTGCACAACAAAAAGCAGACTTTGAAACCATCATGGCTGCCAATGCAAAACTACAAGACACCCGTGATATCCTTCAAGCAGAACTAAAAAATTTAGATGACAAGTTCAACAAAACAAACGCATCAGGCAAGAAACGTGACATTGGCGACTTGGCCGTGAACAGACCTGAATCAGTTGAACGAGTAATTAACCGTGCTTCCGACAATGCTCTACGCTGTGTAGAAATTGCCATGGGTGCAGAACTAACAGAGGAGGAAATAAATGCAGTACAGCCGAGTGAAATCAATTCTGAATGTCCCCTTATTGCTAATCCTAACTACGTTCCTAGTCAGTAGTTGTAGTTCAGTAAAGGAAATTGAGATTTTCAAAAAAGAAGTGCCCAGAGCAAAATTAGATCTGCCTGATCCTGAAACACCACGCATTGATGATCTCAACTGGATTATCATTACATCTGAAAATGCTGATGAAGTGTTTGCCAAACTCAAAGAACAAAACATTGACCCTGTGCTGTTTGGACTCACAGACGATGCCTATGAAACACTAGCTGTGAACTTTGCACAGATCCGTGCATACATGATCAAACAAAAATTAACGCTTGATCAATATCGTGAATACTACGAATCTGAAGAAACACAAGCAGATAAGTAAACATACCATGTGGGAAATGATAGAAAGAATGGCTTCTGACAGGCTATGGATTTACACAGCATTAGTTGGATCACTGTTTGGATTGGCATTTTCTACATATTTCAAATCCACTCGCATTGGTTTATGGTTGTATGCTAAGTTTGACACAGCAGTGGACTATCTTGTTGAGCGTTGGGGTTGGACATGGCTTGAACAGCCTAAAGATGCTTGGCGCAAGAAATATCCATATGTAACCAAAAAGATAGACGAACTAGAGCGTAGATTAGAACAGTTGGAAAAATAATGTTTTCAAAAAAATGCAAAGCACATCTTAAAGAGAATCAAATGACAGGTATTCAACATCTCAAATTTGCTTGGAAGTTGGCATGGATTTGTAAGAAGACAGCAGTTGGTTTAGTGATACACGGATTGGCGCCAAGACTGTGTCAGAATGTTGCCACCAAAAACCTTGCACGAATGAACAAAATGATGGAGGACTAAGAATGTTAGGCTGGATTAAAAATAAAATCAAACAACGTGACTCACTACATGGAGCAGGCATTATTCTTGCTTGTTTATTGATCATTGCATTTGGATCAATGGCAAAGATACTGGCTTATGTTGGCATTGCGTATGGCTTGTGGCAAATTGCTAAGAAAGATTAAATAATAATATGCGTATAGAAGACGACACTCCCACAGCATCGCCAGTGACAGAAGACAAAATT